CTATTCTTTACAATTTCCGGAAATTGTATATCTGCACAGTCTGTTAAATGCTTTATGACTTGAGAAAACATAGCTGTCCCATTTGAGGATGTTAAATCCTTCCACAGTTCATACCACGTTTCTTTATTAGCGATTCGGTGAACATAATCTTTTATGGGCTCATCCTGTTTCCAAGCACGTGTCTTATGTCCTTCAACAGTTATAATCTCTTTACACGTATACCCTCGGTAACGTTTCGTGTCATTTTTATGAAGAGAATCGAAAATTGCCATTATACACTTCTGGAATACGTTAAGTTCTTCAAAATCTGGCATGGAACATCTAAATAACGATGGATTTGTTGTAACTTCCAAAGGAACTTGTGTTGGGTTATTTTTACGGTCGTAAATACGATTAGTACTAAGAACAATGTTCCACGAATCACAGAGTTGGTCGGTCAGTCTCCTGATTCTAAACCCTAGATCTAAATCATCGTCACTTCCCATATCACTTGAAAGTATCTCGAGTATTTTTGCACGGTTAAAATATTTACTGTTTCGATCTAATAAATGTCTATATACTTTTTCCTTAACTCTCATATCTACATATTTAGGTCTATTCGTTGTAATATCTAATTCTTCAGGTGAAAAGAATATTTTATAGGCGAGTTCTACTGGATTTAAATTAACAAGTTCTGTATTATTTCTATCCGGTAGTAACCCAACCTTTTTCTCTTCGTACTTTATTGCCCCTAATAATTCTTCTGGATTAAGATCGTCAGTGCGATTTGCCATATCGTGATAAAAGGCTTCTTCGCGGTCTGCATCCGGAGTAATGAATAAGGTATTTGGATCCATTTCTTGTATTATAATTAATACACGCTAATTTTTTATACTCTTTTTTGGAGTTGAGCTAACATTTTTATCATTATCTTGTTCTGAACTTCAAGTTGTCTCGATATGTTTACCAGGGCTGAGCATACAGTTTCACCTTCCTCATTTGTTAGTACGGAACCTAAAAGAGCACCCATATTATCCAGACCAAAGGTTTCATCTTCCATATACTCATCATCAAAATCGTCATTTTCTAATTCATCTGGGTTTAAAAGATATTTTTCTGCAATTGTAGACTGATCATCTGAGATACTAGAAATTGTTTCGGAATCACCATCCCCATTATTTGATTCATTTTCGGATTCAATTTCGATATATTCTTCATCTACGGATTCAAGTTTTGGTACGTCGTCGTTTGACATTTATATGTACCAGGAAAAATCAAATCGTGTTTTTTCGCGAAATCGTCCAAAATAAAAATCTCATGTTATAGTACAAACAAATAAAATGGCCGGTGGTCTCATGCAATTAGTCGCCTACGGCGCACAAGATGTCTACTTGACTGGTAACCCAAAAGTCACTTTCTTCCAGGCGGTTTACAAACGCCACACAAACTTCGCGATGGAAACTATCGAACAAACTGTCAACGGTACTGCCGCGAACTCGGGTCGCGTTTCCGTGACTGTCGCCAGAAACGGTGATTTGATCGGTGACATGTACATCGAATTATTGAACACTGCTACAAAGCTCAGTTCCGTTGAATCTGACGGTGCCGCCACCGGCACCGCGTTTGCCGGGTGGGTCGCCGAGCGTGCGATCAAGTCCGCTGAATTGTCCATCGGTGGTCAAAGAATCGACAAACACTACCAAAGATGGTGGAGATTGTACTCCGAGTTGTACTTGGATGACGCCAAGAGAACCAACTGGGGTAAGATGACGTCCTCGTCTGTCGCTTCCGCGGGTACCGTCTACTTGCCACTCGTCTTCTTCTTCAACCGTAACCCAGGATTGGCCTTGCCATTGATTGCCTTGCAATACCACGAAGTCAGAATTGACTTTGACTTGGCGTCCAACTTTGACAAGTACTTGAACACTTCCACTTTCAAAGTGTGGGGTAACTACGTGTACCTTGACACTGAAGAGCGTAGACGATTCGCGCAAAAGGGTCACGAATACTTGATCGAACAAGTCCAACACACTGGTACCGACACGGTCACCAAGAACGCGACCAAGCAAGTCAGATTGTCCTACAACCACCCAGTCAAGGAATTGGTCTGGTGTGTTGCGGATGCGGCGTCCGACGATGCCCAAGGTATGTACGATTTGACCAGTGCATGCACACAAGCGTCTATTGATTTCGTGACTGTGCCAAACGCGCAGTCGAACACGTACATCTCTGCGAACCAAATGGGTTGCCCAGCCTTGGACGTTTTGTCGTCTGGCTCTAAGGTGTTCACTGAACAAGCCCTCGGTAACTTGGACACGTTCAAATTGGTTCTCAACGGCCAAGACAGATTCAAGGAACAACAAGGTAGATACTTCAACCAAGTTCAACCATTCCAACATCACTCCGGCAACCCATACGCGGGTGTCTACTCGTACTCGTTTGCGCTTAAGCCAGAAGAGCATCAACCAACTGGTACATGTAACTTCTCCAGAATTGATAACGCGCAAGTCGCCATCAAGTGTGCCGACGTCGGTACTACCAACAAGAACCTCGACATGTTCGCGGTTAACTACAACGTTCTCCGTGTCCAATCGGGTATGGGTGGCCTCGCCTTCTCCAACTAAGCGTGTATTAAACGTTTACTAGCAAATAAATAAAATTTAAAAAATATATACAAATAAAATTTAGATTTTAAAATTTAGAACAAATTTTAAAGTTTAACCTTAAAATACTTCTGTATTTTTTCGAGTATGTACCAGTTCGGATCAAGTTTACCCGTTTCGATCATGTTTATAGTATCTAAAGTTTCGCCTATTCTGTGTGCAAGCTCAACTTGTGCGTGACTTCTTTGTATACGTAAAAGTTGTATTCGTTTACCTATTGGTTCTGACATATTAATAGTGATTAGAGTTTAACGCCCAAAACACGACGCAGTTTTTGTATTATTTTAGGGTCCGGTATCGATTTACCCAATTCATACGACGAAATTATGTCTGAAGATACGTGTATGAGATTAGCAAGATCTTTTTGTGTATACTGTTTTGCGACACGTGCCCGTTGGATTGTTAACCCCGTTTCTTTACTGACCTTTTTGTGCGTCCCTAACTCAGTTTCATCAAGTTTCTGTTCCGGTGATTTACCCGAATATTGACTCCGTTTAGGTAATTTGATCTCTTGACCCATAAACTTGACGTATTTTTCCTTTTCTTTTTCTTTAGTAACACTTTTACCATGTATGGTAACTTCATCCCAATCTTGGTGGAACATGTTTTATATTATAAATACTTAAAATTTTAAGTCTTTTTTTTGTATAAATGAAAAGTGCTTATATATTCTTAATAATTTTTGGAACTGTGGGTGGTTCATGTGTATTGTTTAATCCGGTGGTTAAATGTTATTATTACTGGTTCCCATATAAACGAGAACACGTTGTTGAAATATAAAGTTTAAACCTATGTATATAATAAATGATTGAAGCGTACACGGATGGAAGTTGTTTGGGTAATCCCGGACCCGGTGGATGGGCGTATCTTATAAACACGGACCCTAAAATTGAAGATAAAGGTGGTAAAGAGATATCTACGAATAACGTTATGGAAATGACTGCAATAATAAAAGTTCTAGAAAAGTTTATAGAATTGGGACACACGACCGTTCGTATTTTTACTGATAGTAATTATGTACGCTTGGGTCTAACGGAATGGTCTAAAAATTGGGAACGTAACGGTTGGAAAACATCAAAAGGTGGTGACGTAAAAAATAAAGATGAATGGGTAAAAATGGTCGAGTTAATGCGTGAATTTGATATAGTCGATATTAAATGGGTTAAGGCACATAACGGAAACGTAAACAACGAGCGTGTTGATACACAGGCACGCGAATATGCTTATTTATTTTCTAAGAAAGAGTAATGGGAGAAGACACTATACCAGAACAACATCATTGGTGTCCAAAACAAGAAAAGCTCCTAATCCGGTGGGCCGAGAAGGCTGCCGGGTATCGATGGCTACATAACCACGCGCGTATGTTTTATAAGAAACAAAACGATTGGTTATCGTACCCGTGTATAATCATATCAAGTATTACAGGTGTTGGTGGTTTTGCGGTTTTAAGTCCTAATGATCAAAACATATCGACCGAACAAAAACAAAAAATTGTTATTTTTCAATACTTTTTCGCGTTTTTGAACGTGGTCGCGGGTATACTTACATCTATTTCCAAGTTTAACAATTCTTCACGTATGATGGAATCACACTCGGTCATGTGTGTACAATACTCAAAATTTTATAGGAACATTGATATGGAATTATCACTCGAAACGAAATATCGTGAAGACGTTTTAGATTTTGTAAATAAAGTGCGTCTAGAATACGATAGATTACTTGACGATGCACCCGATATACCTTCACATACAATAGAGGCGTTTAACGAAACGTTCCCCGATAAAGAAAATAAACCTGACGTGTGTAACGGGTTGAGTATAATTTCAAATA